ATGAGAATAAGATATGCGGTGTAAGGCTTGCGATAAAATACTAGAACGGACAGATTGGAAATTCAATTCGAGGACACAAGACTTTGATGAACTGTGTCTTAAGTGTAGGTCGTTTACTTTTGACGAGGATGAAATAGATTATGACTACGCTCAAATCAGGGAAAATATCAGGAAGACTATTACTTAAACTTGTACCGGAGGGGATGGAACCCAAACAATATAGATTCAATCACACGGATTGTCCTGCTGGTGAGGATACTCGAAGGAGATTATATATCTCCGTACCAGACGAGCAACCGTGGGTTAGGATAGCCTTTTGTCACAACTGTCAGTGTATTGGATACGCTAAACTTAGAAATGATAACTGGAGTAGACGACAAGCTATTCAAAACTATGACACTAAAGATGAGTGGCCTACTACTCTACCATATTCAGCTAGGATTGCCGCCTCTAATATCGAGAGTCAAAAGAATCCACTAATAAAATTGGACACAGATAAAATGCAGAGAGGCGACTGGCCTATCGCTGCCGTTGCCGTCTTGTCTCCCTTTGGTATTGACCAAGATTTAATTACTAAACATCAAATCATGTACGACGGGGACTATCGTAGGTTAATCTATACCTATTTTGAAACGACCACCAGCGCGGATTCAATTGTTGCGGAAAAGAAAATACTATCACAGCAAGCGAGAGCCGTATGGCCGGGACAGAAACCTAAGTATGTAACATTAAATAATAAAGAAGTTAAATATAAGTCTGGACTTTTGTACCCTAATGATGATGTTGAATCACAGGGCTTAGTATTTGTAGAAGATTTAATATCTGCCATTAAAGTAACAGAAGCAGGATACTGTGCCTTCCCCTGTCAAGGTGTGAATATATCCACAGAACAACTATATGAAGTGTTGGACTATGGCCTCCGTGGCCCGGTATATGTATGGTTTGATAATGATAATGATACAGTAAAAGATAAAGCGTCTGACTTACATGACCTTATTATATTCTTACAAGAAGATGCTGCGGTTTATACTGTTACACGCGTTAAAGATCCCAAGAGATATAGCCTTGATAATATAAGCCAAATCTTACAACCCGATGCTTTTGAAGTAAAGGATTAGTAATGAATGTTTTATCGTGCCTCTCCCTGATAGGAGAGAGAAATAATTTCGACAAGTACATAAAATATATTAAAGGATTTTATTTAAACCCGGAAGCAACCACCCTCTTAAAAGATATTGAAGACTACTATCGAGATGATAGTGTTGACACAATTGATTGGGATGAATTTAAAGATTGGTTTCATATCCGTAGGCACCCAACCTTTAATCCCACACAAAAGAAAATGTATAGCCATTTAATAGATACTATTAAAGGCAAAGATCCTGATGATGATTCTGTTCTCCGAGTCTATGAACTAAACACCGCAGATATAATAACATCTCTGATGCGGGAGGTTGAGGATGGAAATACAAAAGCATTAACCGAAGCCTTTGATATTATTGATGAATATCTAACAGATAATATTCATAGTGCTGAAGATTGCATGGTGGATATGGATGTAACTAAATTAGTAGACGCAGTAATCAAAGGGGATGGGATAGAGTGGAGACTTAACCACCTAAACACCAGTGTAGGACAAATACATTCCTCTGATTTTATTGTGGTGGGTAAGCGACCCGAGACCGGCGGTACAACTTTTATAACATCTGAATTTACCTATATGTTATCGCAATTACCGGACGGTAAGAACGCCATCATATTTAATAATGAAGAAGGGGGTGAGAAGATTGGCCTACGAATAATTCAATCAGCCTTAAACGTCACATCCCATGAGATAGCAGCAGACCCAACGAAAATACAAATAGACTTTAAAGATTATCTAGACGGACGTAGAATATATATTTGTGATGCTCCCGGTATGAACACTAAAGATATAGACAGGATCTTAAAAGAACACCCGGACTGTTGGCTTATTGGATTGAATGTGTTGGATAAAGTCGGGGGATTCTATAGGAAGGATGATGTAGCTAGGTATCGTTCACTTGCAGAGTGGGCTAGGAACATAGCTAAGAAGTACGGGGTTGTTATTGCTATTGCTCAAGCTGATGCGTCAGCAGAGGGACAGCAGTACCTTGACCAGACGCAACTGTATGGGTCTAAGACTGGAGTTCAAGGGGAGTGTGATATATTAATTATGATTGGCAGGATTGTTGATGAGAAAGATAGGCGATACTTTAGTATAGCTAAGAACAAGAAACCAACAACGGGACTGATGGAGATAGATAAAAGACACGCTAAATTTTCTGCACATTTTGATGAAGTAAGAGGGAGGTTCACAAGTCGATGAATAATTATGTGTTTGATGTATTACATAACGGGCGGAATGGGAAGGAGTGTGAGCTTTATTTAGTTATTGATGTCGAAACTACGATGTCTAGTGATACTAAATTTAGTGCCGAACCCTTTGACCCGAAAAATACGATACTACAAATAGGCTTCCACGGTATCGACCGACTCTATACAGAAGTATACCACCTGCAAACACGCACAGACATAGCGAAAACTATTGAGTATCTTAATCATATCCTAACGAAAAGAGTAACAAGTTTAGTTACGTTCAATGGTAAGTTTGATTTACATTACTTAGTGGCCGCAGGGTTAGATATAGATAACGTGTGTTCCTGTTTCGATGTACAAAATATGGTGTACACTATGTACCCCGGTAAAACTATGTTTAGTTTAAATCGTACCTGCGAATTGTTGGGGGTAGCCGGGAAAGAAGATACTGTCACAGAATTAATTAAGTCCGGTGTATTGATGCAAGATATTGATGAGGATTTAGTAGCTAAATATTTAGAGCAAGACGTTACTGCTACCGAACAATGCTTCTTAGCTTTGCGGAATGAGGCACACAAAGAAGCCCGGTCGGGTTCTGTGGAGATACAATTACTACAAAATGTGATGGCTAAATATGTCCTAGCTCTACAAGCTATGGAGTTTAATGGCTTAAAGATTGATGTGGAACAACTGGTTGCCTTGTCCGATGTTTTATATACCAAGCGAGATAGATTAGAAGCGCAATCCGAAGATGCTTTATTTCATTTGTTACCCCCCGAAGTAGAAATAACAAAACCGTTTGCCGTTAGATTTTTAAATCAATTATTATTTGCTAAACCTATTGAATACAAAGTTAAAGAGATAGTAGGTAAGTATAAGAATGGTAAAGATAAATATAAATTAGTTACAAAGTCTCATACAATACCATCAACTCTAAACAAACCTGATTTCTATACGAGGGAACAAGTACTAAAAGAAAACCCGCATATAGGTATGCCTATGGGAGAGGACGTTCTTAAAAAGATTTTAGAGAGTAAGCGATTAAAAGTAGGGAGTCTTAGACAGAACTATCTTGAGATAGTTTTAGACTATAGAAAAACAAACAAATTATTAAGTACCTATGTAGCACCTATAGCTGAGTACATAGAGAAAACAGAAATGGATTACATACATCCTACCTATAACATCTCAATCACCGCTACGGGTAGGAGTTCATCGACCAATCCTAATGCCCAAAATTTCCCCAAAGAAATAGACAAACTAATTGTACCTACACATGGAAAGGAATTTATATTTGGTGCTGACTTTAAACAGTTGGAGGTTTGCGGCGCAGCTATTCTCTCTAACGACCCCCAATTAATAGCGGACATCCGTGCCGGGGTGGACATACACGATGAAGTGGGGATTCAAGCCGGACTAGACATAACTACAATGACTAAAGATGAACGCCGGGATATTAAATATGTAGTGTTCGGAACAATTTATGGAGGTGGTGCGAACACTCTGTCGAAACAAAGTGGCATCCCCGTTACTAAAGTTATAGATATACAAGCTGCTTTGAAGAAAAGATATGCTTACTTATTTGCATATTATAAAAAGTATCGAGCATCTCTTGGTGACAATGTGGTAGGGTCTATCTTCAAGGATTCATATGAAGCAGAGATAGCAGAGATGGATTCTATAACAGGTAGACGATATAGATATGAGCAATATTTAAATAAGTTTTATCCCGTACCCATGCGAAAGCGTAGTGACTACTACCGTACAAGACCACGTATGGATTTCTCTTGGCCTCAATCTTGTAACTATCCAGTACAAGGATTATCTACGGGAGATATTGTTCCCTTATATATCAGTCTCTTACACGCACAAACTAGAGATGATGAGGATGCCCCGTGCTTGCTTTCTCGGACTATCCATGATAACATAGAGAGCAGATGGAATTATTCCGACACTGGATTGGACACCACGCTTTCTATAGCAAAAGAAATTCACGACACCACCATCAGTTTAACTGGTATAGCATTTAAAGAATGGACAGGGACACCGATCTCAGTTCCACTACGAATGTCTTACGAGTATAAAACTGTGGCTTTAACATCCATGACAACATACGACAAGGAGTAGTACGATGAGTACGATAGTAGGCGAAGTAGTAGGAGTAGATAAAAAGCAAGGCACAAGTCGTGCCGGTAAACCTTTTACAATTCATTATGTTAAGTTAGATAGTTTCGATGACCCTATTAATGTAGGGTTCAAACAAACGTATAACTTGGGAGATAAGTTTAACGATAACATTGAAATAAAATATGGAGAGTATCAAAAGACTACCGCCCCGGCATCTGTGGATGCCACTCCATCTGCCAACGGCAAAGATGCGGGTTCAGTACCAATGAAAGCAATTGGTAGACCCGGCGCTGCGCCCTATCCTGTACCCGCTGACCATCCAGAGAATAGGATTATGCGGCAGAACGCTCTAGCTCACGCAACTAAGATCATTACTGCACGACTAGGGAACGAGAGTTATACAGCTAAACAAACTAAAGATAATGGTTTCCTAGCTAAAGAGGTTATTGCTATAGCCCACGAGTTAGTAACGTGGAGTACGGGACGCTATGAAGTAGAAGCTTTAGAAGAACTAGCGTCTATAGGAGTGCTTGACGACAAAGAAGCATCGTAATGCTCACTAAATCTATAGGCACGTTAAGTGCGGACATCTATAATGTCCTCACAGATAACAATGACTATCGGCATGATACAGTAGAGGAGGCTACTGTATTTGCCGAGCGGTTAATACATCAATATGATAAAGCAGTCGGGAATGAAACACGTACCCGCGAAGACAAGGTTCTCTATGCTACAGATATAGGCAAGCCTTGTGTCCGACAAACATATTATAGTATGACCGCCTCAGATGAGGCTGAACCTATACAGGGTCATGCCCGATATAAATTTCTATACGGAGATTTGATAGAAGAAATCACACTTGAGTTAGCCAAAGCCGCTGGTCATATGGTATCTAATGAGCAGACCCGGTACATATTAGAGCGTAACGGATGGCAAATCCGTGGTAGATGTGACGCTATAATAGATGGTCATATGTGTGACGTTAAGTCTGCTTCCAAGTATGCGTTCAATAAGTATTCCAAAGAAGGTATCTCAGAACATAATGATACGTTTGGATATAGGGAACAATTATTATTCTATACTTTAATGGCGTTAGAGAATGAAGATATAAAGGATACACACGTTGGAAGTTTCTTTGTCTTTGTATCTAAAGAACTAGGACATATTGTTTGTGTCAAGAATGATTTAAATCGTGTAGAGTTCTATGATACTCTAGATTATAAGATTGAAACATTAGATACAGCATTAGCCGACGAAGTAGCTCCCGCAAGAGTAGCTAACCCAACGGAAGACCACTCTTATGGCAACACTAGATTGGGAGTGACTTGCTCTTACTGTCCGTTTAAGGTTAAATGTTGGCCTGAATTGAGAGCGTTTGCTTATGCTCATGGTCCGGTGTTCATGCCGGAAGTAGTAAAAGAACCACCCAAAGTACCTGAAATTGACCTACAGAAGTAAATTCGAGAAGCGTATAGCACAGCAACTAGATGATGCTGGTGTATCCTATGGTTATGAATCGTATGAGTTCGCATATCAAATAAAAGTACTCCATTCGAAGTGTGACGATTGTGGGAGCGCCAACATCTCTAACTATAAGTGGTATACTCCGGACTTTATTATTACCGACAAGTTAATAATAGAAGCGAAAGGAAAATTCTCCGCTGCTGACAGGAAAAAGATGCAATCTATTAAAAATCTTTACCCTGATATCGACTGGCGAATAGTCTTCATGCGGGACAATAAAATCCATAGGCGAAGTAAGACTCGCTATTCGGATTGGTCGAAAGCTAACAAGTATACATATGCAATTGGACGCATACCTGATAAGTGGTTAAAGGAATTTAGGAAATGAATAATATACTTGAGTCTGAAAATAGTACGCTGGTAGTAGGCGATGTTCATATCGCAGCCGACCAGAATGTGAAACGTGCTGACCTACTAGGCAAAGTCATAGAA